GAGGGAGAAGTACAGGGCCAGGTAGAAGGACGAGGTGCTCTTGCCGGTGCCGCCCTTCAGGATGCCGACGCCGATGATGAGGCCCCGGCGGGTCTTGACCCACTTCATGATGGCCGGGACCGAGGCCATGAGCCGATTCAGTTCCTTCTCAGTCTTCGGCTTGTGTCTCCAGTTGGACATGTTTTCAACTCCTAGGCGGGTTGTCGGCCCCCATCTTGCCCCATCTATGGCCCTCGTTTCGCCGATATGGCCGTGTTCCCGACCCGTATGGCCGCTCCAAGGGGCGAGGAGGTGGCCCATGAAGCAGCTGGCGCTCGTAGGCGGCGACCTGGCACTCGACAACGGCAACTACCGGACCGTGACCGGCGCAGCGCGCATCCGGCAGGATCTGTCGCTCGCGCTGGCCGAGCCGTACGGGTTCGACAGCTACCACCCGGAGTTCGGCTCGGTGCTGGCCGCGCACATCGGCGAGCCCTTGACGCCGGAGCTGGAACTGCTCGTGCGCGCCGAGGTGGTGCGGGTGGTCCAGCAGTACGTGGACGGCCAGCAGGCCCAGATCGCGGCCGATGCGCTGTCCGGGTCCCGCTCGCGGTTCAGCTTCCAGGACGTGGTGCAGTCCGTGCAGTCCATCAGCACGGACATCCAGTACGACACGATCAAGGTGACCATCGCGCTGAAGACCCAGTCCGGCGGGACGGTCCGGGTGCTGCGTACGGTGAGCACCTGAGTTTTGCTGTGCGGCGCCCGGCTCTCACCCCCAAGGGGTGACGAGAAGGAGGGCGCCGCATGGGTGTTTCCAGGGACGACATCGTCTCGCAGATGCGTGACGCGCTGCTGGTCTCCGACCCGGAGCTGGACACGTCCATCGGCACCCCGGCGCGGAAGATCCTGGACGCGGTCGCCGCGTCGATCGCTGACGCGTACGTCGAGAACCACCTGCTGTCGTACGCCTACGACATCGACAGCAAGACGGACGCCGACCTGGACTCCTTCTGCAAGCTGTTCGGCATCGCGCGGATCGCGGCCCGGCGCGCGGTCGGCACGGTGACCTTCTCGCGCACCGGTGACCTGACGCCGACCGTCTTCATCCCGGTCGGCACGGAGATCTCCAGCGCCAGCGACGCCTCGATCGTGGTCACCACGGTGGTGGGCGCGACCCTGATGCCGGGGACCTCTTCGGTCACGGTGCCGGTCCAGGCCGTGACGGCCGGGCCGCAGGGCAACCTGGGCGCCGGGCAGGCCACCCAGATCACCTCCCCGATCCAGGGCATCAACACGGTGGTCAACACGGCCGCCCTGACCGGTGGCATGGACCGGGAGACCGACTCCGAGCTGCGGGCCCGCTGGAAGTCGACGGTGTTCCGGTCGCTGGCCGGGACGGAGCAGATGTACCGAGGTGTGGCCCTGGACGACCCGGACTGCTACGCGGTATCGGTCGTCGGCTCCTCGAAGACGCGGACGGAGATCCTGCAGGTCCCCGTCAGCGGGAACACGGTCTGCCAGATCACGGACGCCGCCTACATCTACTCCTCGCCGGTGCAGGTGACGAAGTCCGACGGCACGCCGCTGATCAAGGACTACGACTACACCTGGATTCCGTCGAACCCGCCCGCCATCTCCGGGCTGTCGGGCTCGTTCCCGGCGGCCGGTGAGCTGCTCACGGTGTCGTACCAGTACCTGCCGGTGGTGAGCCGGAACGACCCGGCGAACAACATCACCAACCGTGTCGACATCTTCGTCGGCGGCACGCGGGCTCAGGGCGCCGAGACGTCGCTGGTCTTCAAGCAGGCGAAGAAGTTTCAGACCGTGAGCACGCTGGACCTGTACACCGGGGTGTGGCTGCGCGCGGACCAGACCCGGCCGGATGCGTCGAACGTCTTCGTTCCGCTGCCGTTCGGACCGATCGTGACCGTGCCGTCCACTCTGTCGGTCGCGGGTACGACGTACGGCCTGGCGACGAAGACGAACCCGCTGGGCACGGTGGCCAACGGGGTGACGTACGCCTACACCGTCGTCCATGAGGACACGGTGGACGGCTGGACGCCGACCTCGCGGTTCGGCTTGGAGTGGCACCGCTCCTACCTGCCCGCCGACGGTTCGCCGATCGCGATCGGCAGCAACGGCGACTACACCTACAACGAGATCCCCGCCTCGATCCAGGATGCGGTCGACCGGTGGCGGCTGACCGGCATCGACGCCAAGGTGCACCAGGCCAAGCAGCGCTGGCTCCGGTTCGCGCTCGGCGTGATGTACACCGCGTCCGCGACCGGCTCGGTCGACTCCGTCCAGGACGCCATCCGCTCGGCCCTGTCCGACTACCTGAACCGCATGGACTTCAACTCGAACGTCCAGATCAGCGACGTCCTCACGGTCATCCACCAGGTACCCGGCGTGGACAACTGCCGCCTCCTCAACGGCGCGGACGTCACCGGCTACAGCTCGGCCAACCCCAACGCCTCCATCGTCGGTATCCAGCAGATCACCCCGAACGGGTCGCCGACCGATGCGGCGATCTCCTCCTACGTGGACCCGGCGACCGGCCGGGCCAAGGACATCTACTTCCGCGACGACGAACTGCCCGTGCTCGGCGGCGTGGTCTTCAAGACCCTCGCCCGGAACTCCTTCGGGGTGCTGTGATGGCAGCGGACGACAACCTCCTCCACCAGGGCAACGGCGTCTTCAACAACACGGACGTCATCCAGGGCGGCCTGATGCCGCTGCAGGCCGATGTGACCGTGCCGCAGTCCACGCAGCTCGCCAGCGGCACCGGCATGCTCGTGACCGACACGACCGTCGCCGAGCAGCTGCAGCACTTCCCCGAGGAGATCTACGACCTGCGGCCCACCAGTCATCTGGTGCGCCTGATGCAGGCCCTGCTCGGCGACTCTGGCGTCGGCCAGCTCCGCAAGCGGCTGCTGGTCTCCCAGCTGGAGAGCCTGTCGACGTCCGGCGCAAGATTTTTCGACCTCGACCGGTTCTACGGAGCGATCTTCAACGCCTCGCGCAGCAGCGACGAGGTTCTACCGCTCAACCCGATGGAGACGGCGACCGCTACGGCCGCCGAGTGGGACTCGATCGAGGCCGCCGACGCCTCCTTCCGGGACCGGATGGCTGCGCTCGCGCGGGCCGTCGCCATGGGCGGCACGGTGCCCGGCCTGAAGGCGGCGGCCGAGGCCGTCACCGGCGTCGAGTGCGACGTCTACGAGTCCTGGGCCCTGATCGACGCGGCCGGGAACGCGAGCGCGGCGGGACACACCTGGGCCTGGCTGGAAGGCGGCCACTGGAGCGACTACGAGGGCGAGATCTGGGGCGTCCTGGAGGGCACGCCGTTCTACGGCCGCTCCGGCTCCCTGACCCGCTCCGAGGTCCTGGTCCGGGTCAACCGCGACTACCCGGCCACGCCGGAGGGGCGGGCGCAGCAGGCCAGCGACGAGTCGGCGCTGGTGCGTGTCCTGGAGCGGCTCAAGCCCGCGCACATCCTGCTCACGGTGGACACGCAGGGCACCTCGGCCCTGGTGGGGCGCGGGATCTCCGGGGTGCGCGCGGACAGCGAGAACTGGGAGATCGTCCCGCAGGTCACGCCCGCCCAGGTGCCGACGAGCACGAACCCGTACCCGCTGTCTCCGGTCCAGGAGCAGGAGGGCGTGGACCCGAACTCGCCGCGCGTGCTGCCCCGGCCGCCGCTGACCACCCGGCTCGGGGACCAGTGGTCGTACGGACAGCAGGTACCCACCTGCCGCTCCTACGCGGTCGTCCCGGTCGACGCCGACGGTGACTTCACCACTCCCGGCACCGTCCCGGACGCCGACCTCGCCACGGATGACCAGACCGTCGTCTGGCGGGATGGCACCTCGACCGTCTACCGCGCCTCCCTGGGCGCGCTCGACCCGCTGCAGAGCCACGCTGCTCGCGCCAGCGGGGACGGCGTGCTCGTCGCCAACCCGTACAGCGGTGACCGCCGCACCGTTCTGACCACCGACTAGGGGACTCCATGGCCGACCTGTACGCCAACTACGCCGCGCTGGCCGCCGCGCGGCAGCTCGGCGTGGACTACCGCCTCCTGGTCCGTACGCCGCCCGGCTCCCGTCTGGCGCACATCGCGATCCACGGTGGCGGCATCGAGCCGGGCACCACGGAGATCGCGGATTACCTGGCCGGGTCGGCCAGCCGGTTCTACAGCTTCGACTCCATGCTGGCGGACGGCGTCACCGACCTGTCCCTCATGGCGACGCACTTCGACGAGCCGCAGGCCTTGAACCTGGTCGCGGCCGCCGACTACGTCATCTCCTGGCACAGCGCCTCCGGCACTGACCCGGTCACCTACGTCGGCGGCGTGGACACCGATACCGCCGAGCGGATCAAGGCGGCGCTGACGCAGGCCGGGTTCACGGTCACCAGCACGAGCGCGGAACTCAACTCCACCGACCCGGCGAACATCGCGAACAAGGGCGCCCGCCTGATGGGCGTGACGCTGGAGCTGTCCACGGCGCTGGTGCAGTCCTTCTTCACCGACTTCACCCGGACCGGCCGGGACAGTGGCGCGCGGACGACGGTCTTCTACGCCTACATGACCGCGATCCAGACGGCGCTCAACGGTCTGGACGTGCCGGGCAAGGCGGTCGGCTCGGCCTGGAAGGGCCGGGTTGCCCAGCCGGTATCCGGGACCGGGTCGGCGTCGGGCGACTTCGGCATCCCCACGCTGGCGCCGTTGACCGTGGACGGCGTGCCGCTTGACTCGCTCAAGGACGCGTTGCGCCTGTCGACGCAGCGGCAGGCCTCGGGCAACTCGGAGCGGTTCTGGTCAAGTCCGCCGCGTGCCAACGGTGACCCGGTGCGGGACGTGTTCGAGTTCTCCCTGTCCACCGCCCGGCCGGTCAACCGGGTCTCGTTCTCCCTGGCGCGGTTCCCTCAGCGGGCCTGGGTGCAGTACCGGGACTCGGACGGCCTGTGGAAGCCGCTGCAGAACGCGCGCCTGGGCGGCCCGGTCCAGATCACGATCATGGACTCGGTCCCGGCGGTCATCCCGGCCGGTGTCCCGGACGACCTGAAGCTGCACCCGCAGCACTTCGGCGCCGGGCACTGGATGGCGCAGGAGGTCGACGTTCAGCCGGTCACCGCGTCCCGGTTCCGGATCATCATGGCCCGGTTGCCTTCGCCCGGGTACCCACGCGGCGCGGACGGCCAGCCGGTTGCCTACTCGCTGGGAGTCAAGGACGCGCTGGTGTCCTACCGGGTGTCGTCGTTGACCGACTTGCCCTGGCTGCCGCAGCAGGACGCCGAGCACACGGTGCCAGTTGCCGGGTCAACCGACCTGCTCGGTTCGCAGGTTGACTACCTGGTGCGGCGCAACCGCGCGGACAACTTGGTGCCCCCTGCAAGCGGTGTGTGGCGGTGCGCGCCACAGCCGGTCCCGAACGCCGTGGTCAACCTGCACCTGGACCTGCGGACCTCGGACGGCAGCGCTCAAGTGATCGACCGGATCTACGTTGACCCGGTCACTTCCGGGGTTTCCTGCAACCTGTACTACACCGACGCCACCGTGGTGCCGGAGCGGTTCGTGCCCTCGGACACGCCTCTGACCTTGCCTCTTGTCCGGGCAAGCACGGACACGCCGGTCGTTGACAGCGAGGGCGTGCTGTTTGACTCGGCCGACTCCTACCTGGACGTGGACAACCGCGCCTGCCAGTTCGACCCGGGTCAGCCGTTCCTGCTGGGGATGGTGGTCTACCCCCAGTTCACCTCCGGCGACAGCGGTCAATTCACCGTGCTGGACACCGGTGTCCTGACCGTCTGGTTCGAGACCGGCTCGGTCAAGGTGCGGCTGGGCGACCGCACGGTCGAGCTTGCCCCGGTCACGTTCGGAGTCAACGAGCGCATCGGCCTGGCAGTTGCCTACGACGGGTCGACGTTGACCGTGCGCACGCCGTGGGAAACGCGGATTCAGGAGGCAACTCACGTCGTTGACCAGGCGCCGCCGAACGTGATCCGGCTCGGCGGCCCCCTGTCGGGTCCGGGCGGCTCCGTCCGGCTGCGGAGCCTGTTCCTGGCGCTCGGCCGGGCGGCCGACATCGACACCATCGACGCGTACTGGACCGACCCGGCCACCTACGCGATGAACCCCGGCTACGGCCAGGACGCCACCGCACACACGAGCGCCAGCGCGATCCTGCGCATGGACCCCAGCCTGATCACGGCCGGGGCCGACTCGGTGTGCCCGTGGGGGCTGATCGGCGGGCCGCCGGTCGCTCTGGACGACCTGGTGTGGACGCCGATCCCGGGGGACTTCGTCCTGCAGAAGGGCCTGATGAAGTTCCGGCCGGTCAAGGCCCGGCACGTGAAGATGGAGTTCACCAACCTCCAGGCCATCCCGATCACCCCGTCGCAGGTCTCGCCGCTGGTGGACGTGAAGCTGTTCCCGGCCGACACCGGGCAGGGCTCGAACATCGTCGCCTCCGGCACGCAGGTCTCCGGCGCGGCCCCGGCAGGCGCCCGGGTCGCCACCGAGACCGGCGCCGTCTACCAGTACCTGGACGCGTCCCGGATCGTGTCCTCCGCGAGCAGCAACGCCCCGTACCTGCCCACGGAGGCCCTGTACGCGCCGGACCCGCTCGCCGCGCAGGCGCTGCGCCGCTCCGGGCAGCGGTTCCCGTACATGCCGCTGCCGGGCACCAAGGCACCGAAGTTCACCAGCACGGGCCTGCACCGCTACCACGTGGTGCAGATGGCCATGGACACCAAGGTCGCCTACTCCGTGGCGATCAGCCAGGTCCTGGCGTACCTGTCCGACCCGGTCGCGCAGCGCGACACTGAGCAGTACGTCGAGCTGTTCCACGACACGGCCCACCTGTCCGGCTACGACGACTCGCAGCAGGGCGGCTGGAAGCACACCGGCGGGGCGATGGTCACCACCGACCAGCCGACGTCGCAGGGCGCTCAGCTCACCTCGGTGACGTTCGTGTCCAAGCGGCGGGTGCTGGCGGTCCAGTTCGCCGCGCAGACCTCCCAGCCCAAGCAGCTGGTCCAGGACCCGGACTTCGACGACCCGAGCCTGCACTTCTGGCGGCCGGTCGGCGACGCCACGGTGGAGTCCTCCACCGAGTACGCCTCCACGATCGGCCGCATGGCCAAGGTGACGCGCGGCCACGCGGCGTCCTCCTGGGGGTCCCTGGAGTCCCGCTTCGCGACCTGGGGCGACATCGAGGACTCCGACCCGCTGCCGAACCGGCCGCTGTGGTGGGAGATCGAGAACGCCACCAGCCAGGCGGACTTCGGCGGGATCGAGTCGCTGCGGCCGGTGACCCCGGCGCCGCGCGGCCGCCTGTACGCCGCCGCCCGGGTCTACACCGACGGCCCGCTGGCCCAGCCGCTGCTGGTGCAGCTCATCAACGGCGACGGCACGATCATCGCGTCGGCCGCTCACTCCTTCGACTCGGCCGAGGTCGGCGAGTGGTTCGTGGGCGCCACGATCGACACCAGCCCGCCCAACCCGATCACCTGGGACGCCGTCTCCGCGTCCGGCACCCGGACCTGGGGGCAGATGGAGGCGCTCGGCCTGTGGGGCGACGTGGCGCAGGACTGGGACGTGAACGACGTCTATGACGTCCGGGTCCGCCTGATCCAGGAGGGCAGTGCGGGCACCGGTGAGTGGCACGTCGACAGCCTCGCGGTCTTCAACGACCCGATCGTCTGGGAGGTCAGCCGCGACGGCGGCCTGAACTGGTACGAGATGATCGACATCAAGAACAACCCGCGCGGCGTCTTCCAGTTCCCGGACCTGCCGAACAACGACCGCACCGACGGCACCCAGCTGCGCTGGAGGGCCACCGGCTACGCCGCCGACCTGTCGCTCACGTCGGTCGTCCTGCGGCCCTGGTACGCCACGCTGACCGGCGCGGTGCCCTACCAGGACACCCTGCAGGCGGCCGGGGCGGCCAGCTCGCTGGCCGACTACTACCCGCCGGTCGACGTCGACCCGCTGTTCCAGGGCTGGACCAGCCCGATCCCCGAGGACTGGTGGCTCGCGTTCCGCCAGTGGATGCAGCAGAACGCCGCGAAGACCGACCCGCTGCCCACGATCACCCTGCCCGAGGCGGTGGCCGAGGGCACCAACGAGGGCGCACCGCCCGCGCTGGCCCGCCACACGCTCACCGACGCCTTCGTCATCAACCGCTAAGGAGCCCTCGTGCGCGCCCACTTCAACCGGGCCCTCCTCGACCTGGAGGGCAACCAGATCGCCACCGCGCAGGTGCGGCTCCTGGTCCCCGGCGGCACCGATCCGTACGGGCAGACCATCTACGCCGACGCCTCCAGCGGCACGACCCTGACCAACCCGTGGACCACGACGTCCGGCGAGGTGGACTTCTACCTCGACGCCCCGGACCGGGTGAAGATCGGCATCACCGTCGGCGCCTCCCCGGAGGAGTTCTGGGACAACGTCGATGTCACCGCCGTCGGCACCGACTCCACCCACCCGGGCACCGGCGCGCTGTCCCTGCAGATCGGCAGCGGCGCCACCGCCAGCGGCGTGCACGCCGTCGCGCTCGGCCAGGCCGCCCAGGCCACCGGCGACCTGACCGTGGCCCTGGGCGACCAGGCCACCGCCTCCGACGCCGGGACCGTCGCGGTGGGCTCCCAGGCAGACTCCACCGCTCCCGGGGCCGTGGCCGTCGGCCAGTCGGCGCTGGCACAGGGCACCCACGCCAGCGCCCTCGGCGCCGCGACGCAGGCGAAGTGGAACCACTCCACCGCGATCGGCGCAGGCGCCCAGACCGACCGGCCCAACCAGGTCGTCATCGGTACCAGCGCCGACACCGCGTTCTTCCCCGGCGGGATCGCCCTGCAGAGCCCCAGCGGGCTGACCTTCCAGCTCACCGTCACCGACGAGGGCCTGCTGTACGTACAGCAGCTGCCCACCTACGTGCCGCCGCCCATCCCGGACGAGGGCACCGGTGACAGCTCGGACGCGGGCGACCCGGGCAGCCCGAGCGGGCCCGTGGACGGAAGCACGCCCTAGCCGTCGTTGCTGTGCCACGCCTCCCTCGTGGCCCAAGGGGTGACGAGGGAGGCGAAGTGGCGCGAGCACACGTGATGCGGCCGATCACCGGCGACACAGGAGATCTGCTGTACGGCGCGCTGGTCACCGTGCGCGAGTCGGGGCAGTCGGTCCTGCTGGCGCAGCCGCTGTACGCCGGGCCGACCGGCGACGACCAGCTGACGAACCCGTACGTCACGTCCGACGGCACGATCGACTTCTGGCTGGACACCCCGCAGCGGGTCTCGGTCCTGGTCCAGAAGGACGGCTTCAGCGACATCCTGGTCTACCTCGACGCCGTACCGCCGCCGGAGGAGACCGCCCGCACCGACAGCCCTCTGCGGATCGTCGGCTCCCAGGTGCCCGGCAACGTCCTGCTCGCCGGTGACACCCCGGGCCAGGCCATCTGGGGCCCGGTCCCGGCCAACTCCGGGGTCACCCCGCAGGTCACCGTCATCAACGAGAGCTTCGCGCTCGCGCGGGACCCGGCGGGCTGGTCGTTCACGCAGGCCTCCACCAGCACCCGCGACTACCCGGCCGAGGCGCCCACCGATTGGGGCTACACCCGGTCCCTGCACGGCAAGCACACCGGTAACTCGGGCGACCTGGCCGTCGTCGTGCCGGGCTTCACCCTCACCGAGTCCGGGTTCGTCTCGCTGTGGCTGCGCCCCTCCCTGGCTGCGGGCGAGAGCGTCGTCATCGCCGCGACCACGCAGGGCGGCACGAAGACCGTGCTGGAGACGATCACGCAGACCCGGCCGTGGGGCTTCTACCGCTACCCGCTGGCCGCTGGCACCTACCAGTCCGTGTCCGTCGAGTTCGTCGGCGCGGCCACCTTCGTCGCCGGGACCGGCCACGAGATGTGGGTGACCGGCGTGAAGGTGATGTACGGCGGCACCGTCCCGGCACACAGCCACTCCGGCTCCGGATCGGGCTCGGTGGTCCTGGGTGACGGCGCTGCGGCCACCGGCGTCGCCTCGGTCGCAGTCGGCAACGCGGCCACCGCCTCCGGCACCAACGCCACGGCGTTCGGCGCCCGCGCGCAGGCCACCGCCACCGATACCGTCGCGGTCGGCCCGGACACCAAGGCGCCGTCCCAGAACGGCGTCGCGATCGGCGCACGCGCCAACGGCTCGCTGGCGGCCACCGGGTGGACGGCCGTCGGCGCGGACTCCTACGTCGATGTCACCGACGGTACGGCGGTCGGCCGCCAGGCCAAGACGTACGGCCAGGCGGGCGCAGCCATCGGCACCGGCGCCTACGTCGGCCCGAGCGCGACCGGGGCCGTGGCCCTCGGCCAGAACGCGCAGGCCCTGGCCGCAGGGGCCGTGGCGCTCGGCCCGAACTCCGTCGTGGCCTCCAGCCACATGAACGCCACGGCGATCGGCAGCAACGCCAAGACCTCCGCCGCCCTGCAGACGATGTTCGGCAACCCCAGCGTCTGGAGCGGGGCCGTGATCTTCTGCGGCAAGCTCTACGGCCTGTCCAACGTCAACCTGGGCGTCGATGCCACCTCCCGCCTGGGCTTCTTCGGCTCCGAGGGCACCGTCAAGCCGACCGTGACCGGCTCCGTCGGCGGCAACACCGCGCTGAGCAACCTCATCGCCGCGCTGGCCGGACTGGGCCTTCTCACCAACAACACGACGGCCTGAGCGGAGCGGACATGGCTGCTAACTCCGTACCCGGCCAGGTCGCCGCCGGAATCATCGACGGCTACCTCCGCGACGACGCGGGCGACGGCACCCTCGGCCTGCCCGACTACTCGCCCGTGCCGTACAAGTACTCCCAGCTCCTCGGGGACGCCACCTCCAGCCCCCAGTGGTACCTGAGCCAGTTCAGGTCCACCGGGTTCGCGGGCTTCAAGGGCAGCCCGGACGGCTACGGCGCGCTGCGGGACACCGGCAACGTGCGCGGTGCGGCCAGCATCATGGTCACCCCGCAGACCACCGGCACCATCACGGCCAGCCCCGACGGCACCCGGGACCCGGACTACACCTGGGGGCCGCGCGACTTCGCCTTCACCGTCCGGCACCCGGGCACCCTATGGACGCCCTCCGGTACGCCGCTGGCCTTCGTGGCCCTCACCCAGTCCAACAACACCCTGGGTATGCGGCTGACCATCCCGGCCTCTGCGCAGGGCCCCTGGGATGCGGAGAAGGCCGACTCGGCCGCCATCACCATCCCGTCGGCGATCACCGTGTGGGACGGCAACCCGCACACCTTCTCTCTGGGCACCTTCGGCCAGAACGTCTTCTGCATCGTGGACGGCCGCTGGTGCGTCCCCTTCCGCTCGCCGAGGGCCTACAAGCGCAACGCCGACGGCTCGACGAACACCAGCGTGTGGGCGGACATGCCGTCGACCGGGACCTACGTGGGTGCCGACTGGCGCGGCTCGGACACGAACCTCTACGAGTGGGATGCGCACATGCAGCCCAGCGGTGACCTCTTCCTGTACGACAGGGGAGCGACCACCGTGGTGACGCCGCCGAGCACCATCTACACGCCGACGACCACGGGCTCGGGGGAGACCTGGTCCCTGTCGGGCACCGTCACGGCCAGCAAGAACGGCATCCTCGTCTCCGCGAACGCCACCGCCACGTTCACCGTGGCCTGGCCGTACGGGCTGCTGTGCACCCGCTGGGGGACAGCGCAGGCCGAGGGCGGCCTGGTGCTGCGCATGCAAGATGCAAACAACTACTACCAGGTCACCTCGACCGGCGTTTATTACTGCCAGGCCGGGACGCTGACGAAGTTCTTCAGCTTCAGCACGCCGATCGCCGCAAACAGCGACGTCGTCGTCAAGAACGGCCCCACCTTCGTCCTGGTGTACGTCAACGGTGCTCTGGTCGCGAACCTCACCGTCTCCCGCTTCACCACCGCCGCCGGGATCGGCTTCCGCAGCCCGTCCACTGGCTCCTCGACGTGGGGCTACATCACCTGGCTTCCCCTGGTCTCCGACATCGTCCTGCCCACTTCCTGAGAGGCCACTGTGGACCGCTGCCACCTGTACCTGCCGCTCACGGACTCCTCGGGCACGACCTACCCGTACGCCGAGGTGACGCTGCTCGACCTGGAGACCGGCAACCCGATCGACGAGCCGGTCTACCTGGACCCCTACGGCGGCGCGCCGCAGGAGTGGCCCATCCTCGTCGACCCGGCCGTCATCAACTTCTGGACGGACACCCCGATGCGGGTCATCGTCCAGGCCGCGCTGCCCGGCGGCGCGACGTTCACCCGGTCCGGCGTAGACATCCTCCCGGCCCCGGCCGCCACGGTCCGCACCGACCACCCGCTGCACATCGGATCGGCCGACGGCCTGTCCAGCGAGGCCATGCTGGCTGTGTCCCCGGACGGCTCGGCCGTCTGGCAGGTCCTGGACGTCCTGCGCTTCCACGAGCACGAGGGCGACGCCCCGGACTCCACCGTGCTG